TAAACATGAAGATGGACATGACCCCCATCCCGGCACCCATCAAGGGCTTCCAAGAGAAGCGAGCCTTGGCGGAACCCGACCCGCAGTACACCCCGGACTGCTTGAACGTCGTTCCGTTTGATCGGTTTGAGGATCGTCTTCGTTTGGGTACGAGGCCGGCTGAATACAAAGTCTTTGACATTCCCGCAGTGCTGAAGAACCAAGGGGGAGCATCGACGTTCGGCACATCGAGTTACAACGAGACAACTACAGACACCCGTCTGAAGATTCAGTTTATGGGTGCAGCCACGGTCTACGACACCAACAACGTCATCAAGGACGTGATGATAGTGGTGTACGACGGTAGGGTTTATGTCTGCGATTCTGGCGACACCTTTATTGGTAACGGCCAGCAGGCAGTTGGGATGATTACGCCGTACGCAGACCTTGCGACTGTACTGCAACAAGACGGCTCGCCTGACAGCGACGAAAACCATTACCACAATACGACTACCGACAGAGTCCAATTAGATGACCGACCGTTTGACCCGGACACTCTTGTCGAAGGGGTGCAGTTTTTTAACGACTTCTACCTAATTGGTAAGAAGCGGACTGGTCTAGCGTTGCCTAGTGAACACGCCAGTAGTAGGAATGCAACATTTACGACGGCGTGGGTAAACCTAAAGTTGCAGGCCGAGACAGGTGGCACGCGAGGTTCAGACAGCCTCAATGGTCGTTACATCATGTACGACTACCGGGAGCGGAACCTTACTGGTGGTGTGCAGGCTGGTCAAGATGGACTGCCGCCCGACAACTTTGGTCACTTGACCAAGTGGGGTTCACGATTGGTGGCAACTGGGTTTATTACCACGCCTACCAATTACATCATCAGTGGCGTATCTACAACTGATTCAATCTTGAATTGGAAGTATGCGTCTGGCGATCAAAACGCAATCTTTGGGTTTACCTCTAGCGATACGACTGCAACAAACTCTTACGGCACCCTTGGCGACAACATCCTGTTTGCTGCTCCGTTTGGTGAGGGTGGGCTGTTGTTTGGCTGCACCAGCAGTGTGCAGTTCTTTACACAAGACCCGTTGTTTGGTCAGGCACAGGTGCGATCACTGTCTCGATCCATCGGTTGTGCCAGCCAGAGGTCTTTTGCGTATGGGCCAAGTAAAGAAATCTACATCCTGAACCACAACGGTGTGTACGGGATTGCCCCCAACCAGTTCAACGTCGATGAGCGTGCCAGCCTGTCTGACGCAGCCTTGGGCAACTTCTTTGCACAGACTGACTTCAAAGACAAAGAACCCATGGTCACTTACGACTATGACATGAATGGTCTTTGGATTTGGTTGGCTGATGACGATCCAGAGATTGCGTCTATTAACTACTACTACGACATCATGACTCAGTCTTGGTGGGGTCAGGCGTTCTACTCCAACGACTTCCGTGGAGCAATGTCTAGTTGCAACACCCGCCTGTTTGGCGACCGTGATGCTCCACGCACCTTTTTTGGTTCGACTGGTGGCAAAATCAGCACCTTTGCACGAGGTAAGAACATTTCGTATGACGGTGAGTTTTTTGAAGGGGTTGCCGGCAGCACTGATGGCTTGCCAGCCGCATCGGCAGCACTTCGGAAGATTACGTCTTTTTACTTTACGGGTCCAATCACTCTGCCCAACAAGAACAGAGTTGAGTTGCGAGCAGTCGAAGTTGACCTTGACATTAATGACCCCGATGTTGGTAATGCCGCAAAGACCAGTCTCGACAGGCCGCAGGTAGTCATCCGTTCTGGAGACACTGCGAATGAGTGTGCTGCCAGCAGGCAGATCAACAAGATCGACGTAAGCAGCGTGTCCCGTCCAACTTTTGATGGCGGCACCCATGACCAGTCATCTTTCTCTGATTTTGCAATTGACGGCGGTGGAATCACAGAAGCGTTCTTCCCAGACTTGCACTGCTTCGGTGGGTTTGCACAGAAGGTGGAGGGCACATATCAAGTTGCCAACACCCGTGTGTCTCCAAACAGTCGTATCTACGAGCAAAGCAGCCCAGAAGGTGGCAAGAATCAGATTGCCTACGAAGTCCTTAGTGCTGTCGCTCAGGTGGTGACACTGACCCCGTCCGGCACGTTGGCTCAGAGCGACCAATACACCATCAAGATGACCAGCGGGACAAGCACTACCCAGACCCTGACCGTCACTTTGCCATCTACTCCAACGGTCGAAACCACAGTTGATGCCATTGTTTCAGCGTGGAACGGCTCGTCAGATAGCCTGTTTGCGGCTGTGACGGCTGTAAAGACAGGGTCTGGCGGTTCATCGAAGGTGCAACTGACGGCTGACTCAGCCGGCACACCCTTCTACGTTACGGCATACCCAATTGGCTCCAGCATCAACCACCACACTGCAACTGCTATTACCACATCTAATGTGACAGCCACTACAGGCGAGTGGCGGATTCAATCTAAGAATAATGCTGACGATAACGGTGTAACTGGTTTTGAACCTTACTCAGCAAACTCACTTGATCTGTTTGGATTTGCCGCAGGTGATGGTGATTCAACGCCACCGTTCAACGCAACCTACAACAGTTTCGTCACTGCAAGCGGCACGTTCCTTGAAACGGTTGAAACCAATGACACGGCCCCGATTGACCGAACCGAGACAACGCTGTCTGGTGTTCTGTACCCCGGACGCAATGAGGTCAAGCGTTGCCGCATCCGTGATGGTGCGATTTCTGTCGGAATCAAAAGCACATCCCGACCATTCATCGTAGAACAAATTAGTATTGGTGTTGTTCCGGTAGGCCCACACCGCAACATCAAGAGTAGGAGTTAACCATGGGTTTCTTAGATGATATGTTCGGAGGCACCGGACAACATTACGACGCATACAGCCAAATGATGGGTGGTTCCTATGGTCGATACTCAGACTTTGCCAACGAAATGCTTGGTATGTATCGCGGTTTGGGCACCGAGATGCGTGGAGAGTATGACGCTCTAGGGGACGAGGCCCGTGGGGTCATGATGGGCTTGTATCAAGACATGGAAGTTGACAGATCGAGGTATCTCAGTGAAGTTGATAACCAGTTCTCGGGCGTTCTTACGCAACTTCGTTCTGATTTGTCATCTGCTAGAGACTCGATGTCGGGGTATTTCGACCGAGCATACGACGAGTTGGCGACGGGACGGGATGCTTCGCTTGAATTACTCGCCCAGCAATCCGCTACTGAGGCTGCAAGGGCACAACAGTCCGCTGCCTTCGGTGGCGTTGGTGGTACGACAACTGGTCAGGCTCAAGTGTCTGCGGCGGAAACGCAAGGTGCCCTACGGCAAGCAGCAATGCGAGAGCAATACGGTGCCCAACTGGCAAGTCAGTTAAATATGGCGGGTCAGACGCTTGGTCAGTTTGACCAGAATGCAATTTCTCAGACCACTGGTCTTGAGACTGCACGCATGAACACCTACCTTGGTGGCTACGAGTCTTATGCCCAGCGGATGCAAGGCTTGCGTCAGGATGCAGAGACTGCCCGACTTGACCTTATGCAACAAGGCATCGGTGCGTTTGGCAACTTGGCCGCACAGGGTGTTGGTTCATACCAACAACAGATGGGCACCTATATCAATAAGATGGTCGGCATGGACGAAATGATTGCAGGGGCACAGTTGCAAGAGGGACTTGGCCGTGCGGCTCTTGGTCAGCAAGTCATTGGCATGGGAATTGGTGCTTTGACTGGTGGTGTTGCCGGCGGCTTTGGCAGCATGATGGGCGGAGGCGGCTTTGGCGGCGGCTTCTCCGCAGGACTCAGTAACTACTTCGGCGGCATGGGGGGCGGCATGGGCGGTGCGTTCCAAGCCGGACAAGCAGCGGTACCAGCGTAAGGATTAGACATGGCATTTAACTACGACGCAGCAGTTGATATGGCGGCACAAGTTCTCAAACAGGCCGAAGAGCAAAAAGCAAAAGAAGAGAACAAGGCTCAGACCTTTAGTGGCCTTGCAAACATTGCCATGGGTCTTGACACCGAAGGCTTGGACTTGCAGACAGCGTCCTTGGTTAAGGGCTTTCAGTCTGGCTTCAAGGGATTCCAAGAGCGTAAGCAAAAGCGAATCGACACAGCACAGGTAGCAGTTGACGAGGCTAAAGAAAAATACGACGCTGAGTTAAAGGAACAGCGTGACCGTCGTGCAGAAACCTTTTCCAAGAGGCTCAAACTGTTCGCCGGCAGCATGGATGGCTTTGAAGAAGCAATCTTTGGTGGAGAGAAAGCACCGACCGTGTCTGAGTCTATTGCCAAAGGTGTAGGTAGCAAGTTGGACACCAAGGCAGATCCGTCAAAGCAATATACCGGCAGTAAAATTGGTGTTGGAGGCAAACTGTAATGTCACAAATTCAAAAGCCCGTAACTCCAGACATGGTTGAAACCATTGGTCAAATGGAGAATCTACTTAGTCAAACTGACAACCGATCTGCTAACCCGCTGTCCAACACCAGTTCTGCTGCGGCAGTCGAGGCGTTGCACAACGACAACCCAAGTGGCATGGAGTCTATGGACATTGTGCGACGTGGCGACTACCTCTATGCCATGCAGCAGGAACCCGGAAAAGAAGCCCTCTATATTCCGATTACTCCTGAGAAAGCAACTGCAATTGTTGCAAGCCGCAATCAAATTCGTCGTGATGCAACCGAACGCCTGCGTACCCAACGTGAAGAGTTAGAAGGCAAGATGAAGATTGTGAAAGGTCTTCGGGCTGCCGGTTTCACTCAAGTGCAAATCCAAGGCATTGAAGAGGCAGTCATGGGCATGGACTACCCAAACGCACAAGCCTACGCCCGTGATCTCCTTATGTCAAAAGTTAAGACCACAGGTAGGTCTGGGACGAATGCAAACAGGTCGCCAGAAGAAATTCAGGCTGCCCACCAGCAAAAGATTCGTCACGGATCAGCACAAGAGGCACGTCGCGTTCACACACGCGAAGACGAGTTGCGGGACATCGAGACTCGTATCAAACAGTATGAAGGCATGAGAAACCCAGTCAGTGGTAAGTTTGTAGATCCGTCTAGACAGTCCGAGTTCGATGCGTTGGTGCAACAACAGGCTGCTCTTTCAGAGGATGCTTCCGCTCGCCGTCGCAACATGGCAATAGTCGGCAGATACTCTGTCCCTAACACTGACGAAACATACGACTCGCGGTCTTATCTGGGAGTTGCAACAGCCACTGTGTTAAACCAAGGTGGTCCGGCCACTAGCATCTCGGGTTCGATTATTCCACTGCTTGAATCGATGCCCCCTGTTAGTAATGACGGCAAAGCCCCAACTCAGGATCAAGTAATTTCATCATTGAACCAAGCGTCTATGCGGTTCACTGGCAGAATTTTTGCAACACAATCAGACATGCCGTATTTGATTGAGGCTGTTAACGCTGATGCCACTGGACAGTTGCAAGCACTTTTCCCTGCGTTGAAGGCTGTGGCACAGCCCGCACCTACGCCGGCGGCACCCGGAAATCAGTCAGGGGTAGTAAGTCAGCCCCCCGCAGGTAATGATAGTGTCGGCACACAACCAGTAAGCCCAAGTGCTGAAGCAGTTTCAAGACTCACAGGATTGGATCTTTAATGAGCATTGACCCGATTACCGGCGGCATTGATCCCGAAGGCAAAGAAGATAAAACTTTGACCGAGGGTTTGACCACCCCCAAAAAGCCGAAGTACCAAGTTGGTACAAATGGTCGCCTGTATGACATCGGTGCATCTACTCTTGAAATGGCTGACCCCACAAAGGGTGAGTCAATTGAGTTGCCCAACATCGCATCTCTGGATGAAAAAGAACGTGAAGAGTTGCGTCGTAACCTCACTGAAATGGGCGTTGAGCCGAAAGGTATCGACACTCTTGTTAAGTCGCAGGAGTCTAGAGACAAGTCATCTGTAGACGCAGTCAAAGACCGTCCTGAGGCAACTAAAGTAACAGGAACGATTGACGAGCCAGAAGATCCTTTTGAATCACGACTTGCCGGTCGGGGTGAATTGCAGTTTCTGCTTGAGGGTCCACACCAAGGCAACATGGAGTCACGCCGCCTGTCTGACGGCAAACTTACCGCCATTGAGATTCTTCGTCGTGCCCACACTGCACGTCTGGCGGAAGACAATGAGTATGCACGCCAAGTAGACCAGCAAATGGAGGCTACGGGTGGCATTATTTCTGCGACCCACGTTGAGTATTTGCAATCCCTGTTGAATGAGGGTGGGCACAGCCCCAACTCGGCTGACGGTATGGAAGTGTTGCGATACGCAGCCTTTGGCGGCAATGAAGATTTCTTTGGTCAAGGCACCGCAGGGTTCTTCACTCTGACTGGAGCGTCACGTCGTGATGCAAACGCTTTTACCACTGGCCTCCGTGAAACTCTTGGAAGCGTCAGGAATATGTACAACGTGTTCTCTGGTCTTGCCGAAGAAGACGGCAGCCAAGAACAGATGGATGACTTTGCAATCGCTCGGTCGTTCCAAATGCTTCCGCAATTGTTGGACCCCACACGCAGGCGGTCCATGGTTTTAGAAGAAGATGAAGAGTTGCAAAAGGGCACTGCTGGAGAAGCGGCTCTTTATACGCTTGGTGCTGGTTCCATTGACATTCTCATGGTTATGACTGGTGCAGGCGTTGTTGGTACAGCAGGAAAAAAATTAGCCGGTAAAGCCGCAGTTGATCTTGCTAAAAAACAGACAGCGATGCAGTTGGCAAAGGCTGGTGCTGGACGAGGTCTTGTTGCTAAAACTTCAGGGTCAATCGGTGGTGCTGTAGTTGGCTCTACTCGTACCACGCAAGAGTCTGCCATGACAATGGCTGGTTCAGATGAAGAGTTCAACACCGCAAAAGTTGTTGGAGTTGGACTTGCAAAAGGTGGCGTTGACTTCTTGCCGGTTGCAGGCGTAATGAAGCGACTTAAAGGGAATGCTGCAACTGCGGGTGTCGAAAGTGGATTGTCCAAGGCTCTGAGCAGGTACGCAGGCACAAACACTGTTGAACGTGCTACGCGACTTGCGTCACGACGGCGGCTTGCTGAAACTATGGCCCACGGATTGGTTGTTGCACCAACTTCCGAGGGTGGCACCGAGTTGCTTCAGACAATGATGGATGACTTGGTTGGCGGTGACATTTTGGGCTTTGACTCCGGCGAGGGGTTTAACCTCATTGAAGCCCAAAACGTGGCCTTGTCCGGCATGATTGCAATGGGTCCGTTTGGTGTAACGTCCGGTGCATCGCAATACCAACGAGATCAGCAGCAACTCAACAAAATGGTAGAGCAACACAAGCGGATTGGCATGCTTGCTACCGCTGTAGCAAACGCTGCTGACGGCGGATCTTCTGGAATTGGCATTGGGTTTGACGCACCTACAAATACCGCCGGCATGGATGCCAACGCTGGAGCCGTTGCCGCTGGTCAAATGAGGCTTGTAGAAAGCGGGGCACAGGCCGCTGCACTTTTGACTCAAGCCCAGTTGGACACGCTTACACCAGACCAGACTGAAGGCAAAGGACTTGTGCCTGTTGGCGAAAGTTATGTTCTGTTTGATCCCAACACGGTAAGTGAAGCACAAATTACCGCCGCGTCCGACAATGGCACGCTTGGTGCGTTTGTTGGAAACTTTGTTGGGTCTAACTCGATTACCACTGGTCAATCTAATGGTGCTGTTGCTTTGGTTGACGCTGAAGGAAACATTGTTAGCGTCATGGCTTTTGACCAAGAAAGTGTTGACCTTAATACCGTCCACGAGTTTCAGTCTCGCAGAGCATCTATGGGTGGCGGGTTGGGAGTGATTCATCTGGACGGGGCACAAAAAGATGCTTACATGAACGGTGAGCAAGTCTTGGCACCAGCAGACGCGGCAGACTTTTTTGCAGAAGGCAACCCAAACTTTCAAGCCCCCGAATCGATTCGTGTCAGCGGGACAGAACAATCCGTCGCACAGCAAACAACAAACCTTATTGAAGCACAACGGCAGGTAGAAAAAGAGAAAGGTACGGGGGTTACAGTTACGGAAGTCTCAGAATCTGATTTGACGCAAGAGCAGAAATCTGTTGTTGAGGCGGGTCGTAAACTTGGCAAGAAGGTTGTGTTCATGCAGGGCACAAACGCTGATGGTGAACAGGTAAGCCTAGTTAACGAAGGTCTGATGAGAGACAAGGCAGTCGATGTCATCATGCTCGATTCTCAAAAGCAGGTCGAAAGAACATGGATTGACATCATGTTCCATGAGTTTGACCACCACCTTAAACGTGACAATCCTGAGTTGCACCGTGCGTTGATGGCTTCAATTACCGAAAGCGGCATGACGGGCCAGTGGATGAATAGAGATCAAGAACATGATCTCAGAGAAGCACTGTCTAAAATTTACGGTGAGCCTACGGACAGCGAGTTTATGGATTCGCTGATTCAGGATATGAAAGACGATGGCGGCAGGGATGTTGCCCAAGACATTACCCGCACAATCGAACAACTTGAGCAAGAGGGCAGAACAGAAGAGGCCACTGCTGTTCGCCAAGCCGTTGATGGCCTTCGGGCTGAAATGACGGCAGACACAAATGCCACACTTGCTCGAAGAGTTGGTTTGCATTCTGACCTGAACCCAGATGCGTCTACACCTCAACGTGTTGCTGACTGGTTCCGTAGACGGCTTGCTCAGTACGGAGTGCTTGGCCGTGATGCTCAGATTTACATTGGTGCGATGCAGGCCCAGATGGAAGGCTTGCCTTTCTCGACTGCACACGTTGGTACAGTTGAAGGTGGCAAAGAGGTTGTGAAGCCTGCTACCGACCAAGAGGCCCAAGAGGTTGTCAAGGGTGCTGGCTCTGAAGACACTGTCTCACCATTAGAAGAGTTGAACCGCCGCCTTAAATCAGAGGCTGGGACCATTTCTGAGATTGACCAGATGGTTCAGGACATTGCAGACCACTTAAGCCCTACTGCATCAACACCAGAACAGCGTCAGATTCAGAGGCAACGCAAGCGTCACCATGGGCGGCGTTCTCGTGGCGAGTCTGAAATTGACTTACGGTTTAGCCGTGGCGTTAGCAATGGTGAAAACACTGGGTTGCGTAGCCTTGCAAACGACTACGCCAAAGGTGTTGGGTTGCCAAGTCTGAACACAGCAGTTACTGAGGTGGATTCAGAGTTGCACCGCCGGCTTGCCGACGAGTTGGAATCCGTAGAGCATAAGCCATACGATGAACAAGTAGTCCGAGCCTATAACAAGTTCAAGGGTGAGAACATGGCTCAGTTCAATCTGCTTCTTGAAAGTGGATACAACTTTGTTGCCCACTCGCAGGAAGGTATGGAGCCGTACCAGCCACCAGTCAAAGGCTCGCCAGATCAACGGTCGCCCTCTAAGAAGATGCGTGACCAAGTTGCTGACGAAAAGACTTTGGTCTTCTACCCAACAATCCAAGAGGATGGTGGCGACTTCTTGGGCGACCACCCATTGATGGAAAGAACAGGCATCACTGTCCCAACTGACGGTGGTGGCGAGTATGAGTTGACACACAACGACGTGTTCCGTGTCGTTCACGATATCTTTGGTCACGCCAAAGAAGGATCGTCCTTCGGCATGGTTGGTGAAGAGAACGCAGTTGTTCAGCACTCACAGATGTACACCGAGGGTGCATTGCCTGCTTTGATTGCAGAGACACGCATGCAGAATGCCTTCATGCATTTCGGAGGACACTTGCGTCGTGAAGACGGCAGCATCCCAACAGCGAGTGAGGTCGATTTCGTTCCGTACGAAGAGCGTCCTTTCGCAGAGCAAAAAGTGTTTATCCCATCGCCTGAAGCAATGGCACTTGACCTTCCAGTGGAAGAGGGCAAAGAGGCGGAGGACAGCCATAGCCTGCGTGCCAGCAGAAGGGTCAGTGACGGCAAGCGTGTCCTTGCTCGTGATGTTCTTGGCCGCAACGTGGCGTACCTCACGGATGATGAAATTGGCAAGGTTGGCCGGCGAGCCACCGCCGAAAGCATTCGTGACCATCTGAGGGCTTTCCCGTCTGTGAATCACTTGACAAAGGCTGCCGAGATGGGCAGGCCAATGGCGAAGTGGTACCAAGCCGCCAGCCTGACGATTGACAAAGCGGCTCAGGGTATGGAGATTGAACCTTGGCGTTTGGCCGGTGTGTTAGCGGCGACCAGCCCTAGCAAGTCAGTTGAGAAGTCAGTAATTGTTGGACTTGGTGTCATCAAAGACTGGAAGGACTCTGGTCGGTCCCTTACCCCAACGCAAATTCGTGAGTCGGTCGAACGTCATGGTGGACTTGGTGCTGACATGAACAACACTGTTCGTGCCCTGACGGCTGCTACTGAACAAGAAATGCAGTTGAGTGGTCTTAAGGTCACTGCGTTCCAAAAGGCGTTGAACGGCGATCTGAGCCAAGTCGTTGGTGACACTCTTATGGCCCGTGCCTACGGGATCTTCAACAAGCGGATGTCCAACGTAGGCGAGTTCTTAGCCAGCACCATTCTTGTTCGCAAGATTGCTGAGAAAACAGGTATGGACCCCGCAGAGGCACAGGCTGCTATCTGGGTTGTCTCACGGACCACCAGTGGTCGGGTCAGTGCTTCACGCCAGCAGCAAGCCAAGGCGGCGGCGAAAGGCAAGAAGCCAACTCGCGGTGTGAAGGCAATCGCTGAGTCTCCAATCGAAGCATCGGAAGTGTTCCGTGGCGATGACATTGCAAGCCTTTTGTCTGGCAGGTCACGTCAGTTGACAACAGGTGAACAACGATCCATGCGTGCTGAATTGCAGGCGGTTGGTGTTGACACTGATGCGGTAGACGCTGCGTTGACTGAATGGGAAGCAGCAAACCCGGAGGCTACTCCAGAGGGATGGAAGTCCCGTTCATTGGTAGAGGGCATGGGGTCACTCGGAGCGGCCCGCCGGCTGGTTAAAGATATTGACAACTCATTCCGTGTAGCAGAGAAAGACCCTGCTAAAAACTTTGACCTTCGTGCCAGCCTGTCAGTAGACCGTGACAATGTCCCAAATCACTTTTACGATGGTGGAAATCTCAGAAACGAAACAGGCTATCCAAGAAACACTAACACAAAATATATTGATCTTGAAAGATTTCCGGCAGCGGCCCGTGAGTTTGTAGAGGACTCTGGTATAGACCTAACTGATGAACGCGGCAACCCGATTGCTTTCTTTCATGGCGGCAGATTGGTAGATGGTAAAAAGATGATTACGTCCGCTCATGGTGCAGCGGGACCGGGGACTTATGCCGCAACCAACATTGCTATCGCCAGCAACTTTGCGGGAGGTAACAGAAATATCTTCCCGTTAATTGTCGCTCCCACTGGTGTTGCACTACACCAAGATATGTCTAGCGTGGTCCAACACGAGTTGGCATTTGGCAAAGACGGTCGCAACTGGCTTACCAAAGATCAGATCATCCAAATGGCTTCACTCTTTGACCAAACTGTTGAAGGCGTGTTTGGCAGTAGCGGTAATACATCAACTCCACTCAGAGAGTTGTCTAAGAAAAACCAGCACCAAGAGTTCGGCGGTACGCACCACCCGATATCAGACTTGCTTGATCCCAACACAAGAACACCTTTGCTCAAGCCAATTCTGAGAGGTGGCGGAAAGCCAGTTGGTCATTCTTTCCAAGGCACTGACGGCGTTTATATGTCTTTGGGTTTCCAAGTCATTGGTGATGTTACAAAGAGAAACGACGCGGTCTTCTACTTGCAGGAATCACAAGGCGATCCTGAGTTCGTACCATTCTCTGGGGCACTGGAAACTATTGCTGAGAATGTCAACATTGGTCCGGGTGTGGTGAGCGAGAGCATTGGTTCAGAAGCCATGGCCTTTGGACAGACTGCCCTACATACCGATGGCTCACGCATCTTGGAAGTACGAGTCTCACCAGACGGCAAAGTTGTTTCTTCGACTGACCCAGACTCATTCCCTGTTGGGAGCAAGTTGGATATGGCGTACGGGCAACGCAACTTCCAGACCTCCCAAAGCGGAAGTGTGCAAATGCTGCTGTCGGACTTCCGGCAAAGAAGTAAAGAGTCTGTTGGCCTTTTGCAAAATCAAGCCCCGCACATGCTGGCGGATGACAAACACTTCTTGGTCAACCAAGAAGGTGTGAAGGTTCCTTTCTACGACACCCATGACTTGCCAATTGAAGCCAAGCAGGGGTTGGGTATTGGTCTCCACTTTACAAGTTACGGCGGGCTTTCTGTAAACGTGGCAGAAGTAGGTGGGGTGCGTAGTGCCATGCCGGGAGAAGCAGCCTTTGGCCCCGCCGAGGTGCGAAACCATGGCGATAAACCGATTAGAACACAACAGGCAAACAACATCCGTGCCTCCATTCGTGGCAACCAAGGCGACATGGAGTTTGTCGATGATCTTAGCACCCGAGTGCAACGTGGCCTAATTGACAGGTTTGTTGATCTTCGCCATGCACGCGACGAGTTGAAATCCCGTGGCAAGTTGCGTGAAGACCGTGATTTCTACAGTGGTGTCCGTTTGCAAGATGCCAAAATCCAGCAGGGTATCCAAGACTACCGCGATGACACCATCCAGCCCTTCGCTCAGTTGATGGCGGAGAACGACATCTCAGACTCTGAGTTGGAAGAGTACGCATACGCATTGCATGCCAAGGAACGTAACGCTCAAATTGCCAAGGTCAACCCTGACATGGCTGACGGTGGTTCGGGCATGACCAACGCAGAGGCTGACGCAATCATTGCCAACATTGCTGCTGACCCACGCTCCATGGCTTTCCAAGAGTTGGCCGGCATGCTTCAGAACATCCAGTTGGAAAACCTGTCTCTGCTTCAGGAGTCTGGGCTTATCACATTGGACGAAGAGATTACTCTTGGCAAGACGTACAACCACTACGTCCCGTTGCAGGGTATCTCCGATCCCATCGAGGCTGAGACACGCCGCGAGATGGATGCAGTCATGCCCGGACCCAAGGGTACCGAAATGGGCAAGGGCGGCACGGGTATGCGGAAAGCCAAAGGTAGAGCAGGACGTGCCCCTGACGTTCTAGCCAATGCTTTGATGCGGCGTGGTGATGTCCTTGCCCGAATCTATAAGAACCGCACGGCCAATCGTTTGCTTCGTGGAGCGATTGCACTTAACGAACCTAGTCTTTTCAATGTAGTTGCTGATAAGCCAGAGGGCGTGGAAGGCTACGCCAGCCGGCCAGAAGTGCAGACTGTCCACTTGGAAAGGGACATGCGAATCAACGGCAAACAAAAGAAGGCAGGTGACACTGTCTACATCGAAGTCGCAAGTCCAGAGTTGGTGGCAGTCCTTAACAAGTCAACCAACGCCGGGAACAGTGCTGCCGACACCATTCTGCGTGCAAGCAACACGGTCATCAGCGGAATGCGGTTCATGATTACGCAGTTTGCTCCTGAGTTCATGCTGCGAAACATTGTTCGTGATGCTCAGACCGCTGTGCTTGCTCAGTCAGCCGAGCAGGGCAAAGGTCTTGCCACCCTTCGTAAGTTAGGTGATGCACTGAAGACCACTCTTGGTCACGAGTTCGGCAAGGCCGGCCCACTTGAATCCGAGTACCAAGAGATGATAAGTGAGGGTGGCCGTCAGGCTGGCTACTCACGACTTGACTTGGATGCCATTGCTGACGATATGCGTAAGGCAAGGCGGGCTTTGAAGAACGGCGGCAGGGTTACGCGATCCGGTTGGAAGAAAGCCTTTGGTTGGATTCTGGACGTTGGTCAAGCCCTTGAGAATGTTTCACGTTTGTCAACTTACGTTGTGAGTAGAGATGGTGGCATGACCAAGGAGCAGGCAGCACTCCGTGCCCGTGACGTTACGGTTGACTTCAGCCGTAAGGGCACTTGGGGCGGTGCCTTGAATATGCTTTACTTGTATTCCAACGCTGGTCTGCAAGGTTCCGCTCGTCTGGTTGAAAGCACGATCACATCAAAGAACGGCAAGCGAATAGTTGCCGGCCTTTCTGGCATGGGTGTTCTTGCTACTTACTGGAACGCAGCCGTGGATGAAGAAGATCCGGACACTGGCCTGATGGGATACGACTTGATTCCTGAGTGGGAGAAGCGATCCCACGCCATCTTTATGATCCCCGGATCGGGTGGCGATTACATGAAGGTTCCGCTTCCCTACGGCTTCCACATGATTTACAACGTGGGTACTACAACAGCCGAGGTGGCAAACGGCACAATGTCACTCAAAGATGGACTTAGCAGGTTTGCCATGACTGGTTTGGACACGTTCAACCCAATCTCGGGTTCCGGCGTTACGGCCAACTTTGCTTCATCCGCAGTTCCTACGCCGGTCAAACCTCTTGCCGACTTAGCACTGAACCGCAACTTTGCAGGCAATCGTATCTACGCAAACCAAAGTTTCGGGTACCAAGGTCCGCGATCACAACAGGGATTTGATACCACGCCTGATATGTGGAAAGACTTGGCTGCGTTTATGAACGAGGTTACTGGTGGTGACCAGTACGAGCCGGGGTTCATTGACCAAGAACCCGAGGTGTTCCGCCATGTCTACTCAGCCTTCTCTGGTGACATTGGACGAACCGTTGGCAGGCTTTCACGATTGGCCGAAGCAGTTACAGACGAAGAGGCAATGGAGATCATGGGCACCTCGCGTGAGGATGTTCCGTGGCTTCGCACCTTTGTCGGAACGGTGACTGAACGTGATCGGGACACGGTCTATCGTGAGTTGCGAGCCGACACACAGAAGGTCTACGTTGCTTACAACAGTGCGGCTGAAGCCGGTGACGTGCCGAAGATGGAAGAGATCGAGAAGCGTGATCCCAACTACCTTGAGTTGGCTTTGATTATCCATGCCCCCGGTGGCTTCGAGTCTGCGAACCGCAAGATCAAGCAGGGACTCAAGCAGGTGCGAGCCATCCAAGACACTGCTGAACATGATGGTTCACGCAAGGACGAGTTGGAGTTGGTCAGGGCTGGCCGTGTTGTTCGCAACGAAGCACTCCGTTTGTACGGGGCTGTGTTGAAAGAGCAGCGTGGTCAAACCGACGAAAAAAAAAATGACTTCGGCACCCGTGTAGATGGAACACCCAAGGGTGAGGGGTTCTTGGGCCGCATTGAGGGACCAGACGGCAAACCTATGACTGAGGTTTCGATTCAGTACGATGATGTACTTGACGGCAAACCGATACCAACTTTGGTGCCCACGCTGACATCAGAGGAGATCGCCTACCTGAGAAAGCACGGCACGGGGTACATGGATTCAACAGAAGATCCAAAGATGGTTGAGTCAATCCAACGCAAAGCAATCGACCATGCTCGTGAACGAGACGGCAAAGGTCTGAGTCCATTCGCGGATTAAAAAACCCCCCTCGCTGGGCAGCCGAGGGGGGCAGGAGGGAATCCAGTTCTAGGGTGGATTAGAACGGGATATCGTCATTGGCAGCAGTGGAGGGAGCCGCTGCCTGACTTGACGAGGAGTCTTCTTTCTCGACCTTGACTTCGATGCGTCCAGAGTAGTCCGCAAACTTCTTGCCATCCTCCGACGGCTCGTCTTTCCAGAGTCCAGCACGGTAGGTCTTGCCGTTCATTGTGAAGAAGACTGAGCCTACTGGCTGTCTCTCTTGACCGGCTTTTTCATTCTTGTAGAAGCGGCAGTAAACGCCTTTACCGCCTTCTTCAAACTTTTCGTAAGTGGGTTTGTCATTCGCCATCTTGGGCCTCCTTTATCTTGCCCTGTTGTGTGAGTCTACCCCAAACCTGCGTGGCTTGCTGGGCATTGAGGTCTTTTAACGATGCGACCCCGTAGAATTTCTGCACTCGTTCCGCCCAGCCATCTTCTCCGCCGGCAACCGCGTAGGTTTCAAAAGCCCGGATCATGTCCGCCAGAGGACGAGCCGGTGCCGGTGGTACATCCAGTCCCGCCGCCTTATTGGGCACCGTACTCGCCTCTGGTGGAAGGCTGTCCACTTCAAACTGCTCACCCCGAGGGATCAGGAGCAGGTCACGAAGTGCGTAGTTAAGAAGAGTGGTCTGTGCCGCCAAGGCAGCCTTGCTTAGATCACCACGTCCAGCAATTGGCAACTGCTTATTGAACGTACGGGTCTGCCCACTGTTAGGATGGCTGAGTTGATACAGAGCATCCATAACAAGGTGTTCAGTTCCGCTGTTGATAATTGTGATTGTGGTTTGCGAAAACACCAAGCCGTTACGCCGAAGCACGGGGCCGGCGTGAGCAAGTTGCTGTTCCGCAGAAACGTAGTCGTACTTTTGGTGGCTGTTGCGTCCGTCTTTGGCTACGCCGCCGACTTCTGCTTGGGCCTTCAAGAGGGCTTCATCCAAGCGGGCGGTTCCATCAGAACGATCCCCCCCGGTCCCCGATCCCATTTGTCCTCCATCGTACAATCCAAAACTTTCTTGAGCCATAGTTCGCACCTCCTAGTTGCGAGTTCAATCCATTCTTGAGACACCTCGACCACCGTAACTCCGTACGGGGCAGTGTTCTCAACGAAAACCATAATTACTTGTTCGACAGGGTTGCCACAGGCTTTGAGTCCTGCGGCGTAGAACGCCATCTGAGCGTCGTAGTGGAACGAAGACAGGCGATGACGCACCGTGTTTAGGTTCACGTCTGCACTGGTCTTCAGGTCCACCAGCAAGCCTTTGCCATGAGCATCAATCTTGCCCTTGCACAAGGCACCGTCTTCGCCCCAGTTCCAGAGAGCCATTTGCTCTCGTTGTGGTGCTGCCGCCAACACGTTGCTGGCGTGCGGACACTTAGTAACTGAGTCTGCTACACACTGGGCTGTGTCAAACTCATCTTTGGTGATTACCACCTTGCCTGCGTTGGCACGCTCAAACTCAGCAATCTCTTCTTTGCCTGCTTTTGTACGCCGGTTGACGGATGGGGCAACTGCCACGTCCAGATCAAAGGCATCGGGTGTCAACACAATGCTGTGAACGGCGGTTCCCAAACGCATGCTGGCGGTGGGGGTGTGCTTTGCAGTGAGTTGATGCTGGTAATGCAGAGGTGACTGTGCGATGGCTTTCAACGTAGAAAAGTTGATGCCGGCATGCTGCCGGTACACCGTTTCCGGTAGGTCGTGCAGCATTCCTGCGGTAAGTTCAGTGGGTTGCGAAGTCGGTTGACTCATGTGGTCCCTTCCATTTGTCCCAAGTAAGGAAAGACTGGAGCGAGCGTTTCGTTCCAAATCGTCTGTAGTGGTCGTGATAATACACATACTCCCACCAGCAACGCTTGACTTCATTGTAAAAATCTTCTTCTTTACTGACAGCATCTGGCAGTGAGCCTTGTGCTACAAACATCAAAGCCAATGCAGCAGCACAATCGTCACGCTTATATCCAGTCTCATGCTTCTCGGCCAACTGAATCATCTCATCTAACGCAGCGTTGGCTGTCTTGCTCAACACCACCTGCTCGGTTGGCGGCTCCTCGCGGGACAGCCAGTTGTGTACGAATCGCTCCCAGTTCTTGTACCGCTTGCGTGGGTTAGCCCGGAGCCACCCGTCCATTCGCACAAGTTGCTGCGAAATGTTAATGCTGGGAAAGGTCGTGCAAAGTTGCGTCAGTTCGTCAAACGATGCATACCATCCAGTCTTTTTGTCCCACCTCATTGTCAACTCCTTCGTTGTGTTAGTGTGTTTGTGTGATCGAGATTAAAATTATCGTGCCTGAGCAGGCTGCCCCCCAGCCACGGCCTAGAGCCAGAAGGCTTGGTAATCGAGTTCAGGTTTACGTTCCCAAAGGAAAGTCTGCTTCTTACAGGAAAGCCATCAAGGCTGCTGTTCTGGACCAGTGTCCCAACCTTGTGATTGAAGGGCACTGCGAGATGGACATCACGTTTGCCATGCGAATGACCACCAAGAACAGGAAAGCCATGCACGGCACCCCGCACCTGCGTAGACCAGACATCGACAACATGCTGAAGACCACACTCGATGGTCTTGTTGACTCAGGCTTGTTGACAGACGATTCAATCGTTGCAGGGTTGAACGCCCGAAAGCGTTGGTGCGAAGATGGAGAGCAGGCCGCAACGTACATCCTTGTGGAGTATAAAAAACCCGAAGGGGAGGAAACCCCCCCTCCGGGCACTCACTAGGAACCAAGCGGAACAACCGCTCAACTCACGTCAGGGGATCACTTCCTTGCCCACGTCAAGGGCTTTACGGAGGCGATCATTTGTGTCTTGATTAATTGCCCAGTAGCAAAGACTGTTGCGTCCCATTGTACGGCTCAGGCTTTTGGTTGGAAACCCATAACTTCGCAAAGTCAAAAGATATGCAGCACCAAAAGCGTTGCCATGGTTCGCGTGCGGGTAACAAAGCAGATGAGATAACTCATGGATGACGGTCGGGTAGTTGACACGGTTGGCCCCAAGTTCAATGGTGCCAGAAAAAGTGTCGATGCCAATGTCGCCTGCTCTTGCCATGTCTTCTTGCAAGCCCTCTGGCCGGCACCGGATGCACACGTTGTATCCGCCGACGTTGTTGGCAAGACCGTCAAGGCTTTGCTGAATCGTTAAACCAAACTGTTCTTCAGTTCTTGTTTCAGTTCGGGGAACCCACATGCGGTGGCCCCAGACCTCACGGTCGAATTGATCCACCTGCTTAAACTTGCGATTGCCTTGGGCACGGGCCTTGGGGTACCACTTCAGGTGATCCTTCAAATGCTTGCCCAGTACGGTTTGCTTGGCTTTTCGGTTCAGGTTGTATGTGACAAAGCCATCTCCACGCTCAAGCGTGAACCCGTCATTGATCGTTACTTGTTCCATCGTTTACCCCTAACTTTGAAAATTGATTGATCGGAATGTGGCACACAGGTTCAATGTCGTTGAAGTCCCGTGTGAGTTTGGTGCGTCCGCCGATGCTGACTGTTCTCGGTGCCCCGTTCAATCTTGACGAGGTTGTTATGTCAACGTATCTGATATCGCCGTTCTTGTCTTCGACATAGAAGTACGTTCGCCAAGCAGTCGTTTCGTACAGTTGCGTTGCCGCAAGAAACTTCTTGAGACTCAGGACGATTGTTTTGTAATCACCCCAAACCATGTTGCGGTATTTGTATTCGCCAAACGAGACAACCTTGTTGTCACGGAGTGCAGCGAAGTCAACGGTGTAAGTCTTTGGCAACTTCACCAACGTGGCACCAGTCTTTTCTTGGATGAAACCGAAGGCCGCACGTTCGCGGCCCCGGTCATCCTCGTTCTCCCACATCGTCATTGGATGTAACCCGAACGCTTGCCAAGTTGGTTCTCAAGCCAGATGTAGGTGGCCTTCAGGTCACGCAGTGCTGGCGTGTACTGGACTGGCCTGCCACGCGACATGGATTCGATCTGGTCTACACGTCGCTTTGCGACTTCCAGTTCTTCCCGTGCGATCTCTTTGCGAACCATGTTGAGCAGCAGTTTGATGCGTGCTTTAGTGAGTGAGGGTTTCATTAGATGTTCTCCATAAATCTTGATCGTCGGGAATCATAAGGCGTGCCTCGGTCTTTCAAAGTCACACCATCTTGCTCGTAAAAGCCGGGAAGTTTCATACGCTCGTACCCCCAGTCCTCGCATTCTTGGTTGATGGCGTTAAACGCATCAGTCCAAGTGGTGCTTTTGACATCGCTATCGCATTGGTGGTAAAAGAAATCACTGACTGCGAACGCCACCTGTGCATTCATGGTTGCAGTAACAGGATCTTGGTGTTCCAGAAGGTCAGTAGGAATTAGAATGTTCGGCTTGGTCATTTTGGCGGTGGCTGCGACCTGCACCATGCACGCTACAACACGCGAAGCGATCTTGATCCACAGGGTTTGTGGGTCGTGGTAAAGGCGGCTGATGCTGACCACGCTGGCCCCGTGCCGAAGCCTTGCCATGGTGACGTGTTGGAAGTGGTCGCTGATGACCGACTGGGCATCAGGTTGGGTGAGTTCAGACATTTGATTCTCCGTGAGTGAAAGCCCCCCGCCAGCAGGAACGTCCAGACTGGCGAGGGGTGCGAAAGTTGTTGAGTTGTCGCCCTGTTGGGCAAAGCCTGACGGCAGCGGGGAGTGCCGCCGCCAAGCGTTGGGGTGGATTTGAAATGTAGCAAGGCTAGTTACAGTCTGCAAGAGCCTTTTGGGTTTTTTCCCAATGTTGCTGAGTTGCTTCGATACGCCAGTGACCACGCGGGCCACCGTTGTGCATGCGGGCTTTCATCTCGTTCCAAGACATGCCGGCAGGCTTGCGATCTTCGCGGGCGTAACGCTTCATGAAGCCACGCATGGTCAGCACTGCATGCTCCAAGTCATCAACCATGTGGTATGGAAACTTGACACCTGAGTCTGTGTGATAATCCTCAGATATTTGAAGCGGGCCTCGTGACATAAACTTCTTGCGACGTGGGCACCAGTCACCAAGGATTGGTTTGTCGCCCGTGAGTTTCTTGCCTGACTCAACCTGCCAGATGGCACATTCCAAGTCAGTCAATTTGAAATCGGCAGCAAGTCCGAACGATAGAAGAAGTGTGGTAAGCATGTGAGATTCCTTGTGAAAGTACGGCTGAGAATGCCGTTTGGGGTAGGGGTGAGCGTCACTCGATTGCGTCTTCGGGCAGCACTTGGCTGTCCCAATCGAAGTCGGTGTGGTGGGCGATGACTTTGATGTGCCCATCGATTGTTTCGGTCATCAGTGCGGCCTCGCAGTTGAAGGCGAAGCAGTGAACGGAGAAGTCATTCTCGGCTTGATCCATCACGGCCTTGGACTTTTGCGGCTGCCTTGGATGGATAAAAGTTTCCTGTTCACGGATGCCACTTTCGGGTGTCCAGAACCGGAGGATGACTTTGATGTAGGGCTTGCCCAGCGATACGCATTTGGGCCAGTTTGAATCGGACATGATGATAGTTCCTTATGAGTGGGTGGTTTGTTTTCGCCACATTGGTTCGATGACTGTCTGGGCACCAGTTGTTAAGTAGGCCCATACTGAGTACATCGCTTTTCTGCCAAATGGTGACTGCGGGGTGGTGAGGCTAACCTCTCTGAAGTGTGGACCCCAAGCCTTCTCGGTGCGGTACGACACATGAGCAGTCGGGCCACGCAGGCTGTGGGGGTCGATGTCGGACAGGATGCCTTCAATGTAGGCGTGAACATTCTTACGGCCTTCTTTCAACACGCGGTTGTGACCAGCCTTGCTGACTTTGAAGTCAGCCGATCTGATAAGCACCTTGTTGCTGTAGGCGATGACCTTCCCGTAGGTGGGGCTGTCTGGACTGTGATCCTTGACTGACAGCATCCCGTTGTTCAGGTTCCGGTACACCCGGACACGCTTGTGCCCGAACCGTTTGGTGAGTTCGACGCTGGGCTGGTCGCCCGTGAATTTTGGCTTGGTCATTTGAGATTCCCTTGTGAGTTGGGGTGAGTAGATAGACCAGAGTCGGTCAGTCGCCCCCCCGCAGGGGGGCTGGTGTCTGACTGTGGATCAGGATTTCATGAAGTCTTCGATATGACATTCACCTTTGAGGACTGCACCAAACCAACTGGCTGGCTTCTTCACGATCTCATGGGCGAGCAACCGAATGTCGCTGAGAGTTGCCAAGCGGTGGCCTGTCCAGCCGCCAAAGGCAGGTTCGAGGGCTTGGTTGCACTCGATGTTTTCAAGGCAATAGAAGAAGCAGTCAGCAGGTCGGCAAGCCATGCCGGACTCTTCTGGGAATTGCACCCACACGCCTTGGTTGCGTGGGCCACACACCGTCTTGAGGACTTTGCCCTCCACGCCTTCACGCACGCCCTCGACATTGGCTACAAAGCCTTCGTGCATTGGGCAGTCGGGGACACCTCTTGCCGCAAGCCCTCGCTGGCGAGCGATCACAGTTTGGCCGCCATAGAATTTTGAAAGGCGTGCCTTGTTCCACTTGGCCCGCATCTTCTTGTCGATGGCTTGGGATTGCCTGTCGATGTCGGCTTCCTCTTTGCGGTGCAGTGCCATGCGGTCAATCTGGATTTGACGCTTACGTTTCCCCAGTTCGAGCAGCGACTGTTGCATGTCTGTGATTTCCGAGTGGCAATGCACTTCGTTCTCGGATGGGTTGAGAAGTCGTTGGGTGCTGTGGATCAGTGTCCACTTGGTGTAATCGGGTTCCATGGTTGAATCTCCTGTGAGTTAGGGTGAGTAGATAAGCAGCAGGGCTGCCCAGTCCGCCCCCTCCGTAGAGGGGACAGGTGGGAAGTCGTGCGGGGGTCAGCCGACGAGGACGGCCTCCTTCTTCTTGGGCAGGAAGGACGAGCAGGTGGTGTTCCAGACCTTGCCCTTCAGGTCATTGCCGGTGCCCAGCAGGCGGGAGAAGGTGCGGTTGGTGGAGTCCTCAGACTCGCCGCGTACGGTGCGGTGGTGGTCAGCCCACTCGGTCACAGCGTTGAACGCGGCCCATGCGGAACGCTCCATGCCATTGGCAGTGCGGCCCTGAGCGAGCGACATCCACTGGCTGATGGTGTCCATCGCCATCGACGCAGACTTCTTTTCGCCTTTGGTCTTGGGGTCGATGATGACCTTGCCGATCTGACGGTTGTAGAGGTTGGTGAGGAACAACTCCAAATCGCCCTGTGACAACTCGACGTTGGCAAGTGCCTCAGCCTTCACGGCGAAGACGTTGTGGGCTTCCATGGTGCCGGCGAAGAAGTCAGCCGCATCGGCAGCAGCACGCTGGTCGATGGTGGCGGTGTGACGCAGGCTGGCTTGCCTACCCGAAGCGTTGGCAGCGTCGAAGGTGTTCTTGCAAACGACCCGGACGTTGGTGGCACACAGACGCAAGCCTTGGGAGCCGTCGTGGGAGGTGGAGAACATGCCGTACTGGTGCAGTGCATCAGTGGTGCCGCGTGCCTCGATCTCGGTGCGACCGAGATCCACCAGCATGGCGACGAGTTTGCCACCACGCATGGTCAGGGCTGACTCAACAAACTTGGTCTTGCCACATGCCTGCTCGACAAACCCAGCAAACTCGCGGTTGTTGAACGTCTTGTAGGAGGGGCTGACATAGCCCAGCACTGCGTCGTTGTCTTTGCGAACGACGGCGTTGTGATCGCACTCGACGATCTTGCCTTCGGCAGTCTTGCGGAGCAGAGTTTGTGATTCGACATCCCAATCCATCACACGCTTGAATGCATCCTGTGCGGTGGTGTGTTCGGGAAGGACAGTGCCAAGGCCGTGCCATGCAGCAGTTTTGGCGAAGACGGCGTTATCAGTAGAGGTGATTTCGTGAGACATGGTGAGGTTCCTAAAGGTTGGGGGCCAACGTGGCCCAGTTGATAAGTGAGTAATGTAGCAAGTCTGACTAGCAGTGCAAGCCAATACCCCCAGAATAATTTGGGGGTGATGGGGTGCAGTGGATCAGTGTCGCAGCGAGACGGTTTCGGTGACGGTGCCGATGCTTGGCAAGCGGCGAATCCAACTGGGTGAGTTGGAGTGAGATTCTTTGATCTCGGCCCCAAGGTGCATTGCACCATCCTCACCGATCAAGCCTTTGGCTTTCATGAAGCGATAAGCGTCAATGTCTTCTTCGAGGAAGGCCATGTCCCGCTTGGTGCAGACATGAGAGAACGAGGATACTTCAGCACCTGAATCAATAAATTCTTGGAGCGGGACGGCAAGCCAAGCGTGTCCGGGGTCAGAGTAAAAGGTGTAATCAGACATAGTGGAATCTCCTGTGAGTTGAGGTGAGTTGATAAGCCAGAGTCGGCAAATGGATGCCCCGCAGGGCACCCGATTGAGGACTGTGGTTCACATCCAAGCGAGGTCGATGCAGACGCTGCCTTCTTCGCCAGCCGTGCAGCATCGAAGGTGAGACTGCCCATGCTTCCGATCCCAGCGTTCCCACCGATTGTTGATGGTGCCGAGCCGGTTCATGAGGGTCTTGACCCCACGGTCTTTCCAGCCAACGCCGCCAAGGATGATCGAAAGGCCGTAGTCGCCATGGTCATTGACAACTAGTTCGCAATCCCAGAGCGACTTGACGGTCCTAATGATCTCCATAACCTCCGTGCAGCGAGACTCCTTGAAGTCCTCCACACTTTTGAAGACGGTGTTGGAATTGATGCGGCGGTATTTGAGTTGTGCTTCAACGTTGATTGCGTTGTACGCGAATTGGTCAGTCATGAGTTTTCTCCGTGAGTAGTGTGACTAGTTAGTGGGTCAGAGCAGACCAATGGATGCCCCGCAGGGCACCCGATGGAAGGCTGTGATGGGAGGGTTCAGGCGTGGCTGATTTTGACAGCCAGATGACCGCAGACTTCAAGCAGTCGTGCTTGGCATTTGAAGGCGAAAGCCACGTTGTTGAATTGCGTTTCGAGTTTGCCGCCATCCTCGATGTCCAAGATGTCAACGCGGTCGATGCCGATCCATTGCCTTTCCATTGAGATGTTGGTGATCAGGAGAGTGCCGTCCCAACCGTCGCCCACTGTGCTTTTGCACTTGTTGATGTTGATCTTCTCGCAGTCAAGGTGCCCCGCGAAGTCGTGTTCTGCTTCGTGCTTGATCAGCATGGTGATGGCTTTGATTGCTGCGGCTTCGTCTTTGGCGAATTGGTTCATGGTGAGATTCCTGTGAGTTGGAATGAAGTAGACTGCTGCGATGTGCAGCGTTGTCAGAAGAGATGGCGACCGGTGTCCCGGTCACCACCTGAATTTGAGTGGTGGTGTTCTTGCTGACTCTCCAACCGGCTGTTCTGCTCGGATCTGGATGGCACCAGTGGAGGGGACCACTGAGGTCAGCGAAGTATTCGGATGTCAAAGAAGGCGTCGCTCAACTGCGATGAGTGAACTATGCCAAGTGTTCACCAGTCTTGCAAGTCATTTTTCGGGAAAGTTTGGAGTTTTCTTGAATTAATTTTGAGAGGTGGCCTGAAGTGCTGCCAAAGCAGGGAGTTATGAAGATGGACGATGTAGAAGGAATGGCGAGCAATACTGGTATGAGCAGGGAACCGGCGGTCGCTCCGCTGGAATGGGCCGGAGGGAGGCTGGACTGCGGCGGTGGCCTGTCCGTTCCTTCTGACGTGGCTGAGTTGTCACGGTGGAGGCTGGCCCTCCGAGAGGCTGTGCGGGACGGAGCGGTGGCTCCAGAGACAGAGCGGGCACGGTGTGCAAGGAGTCTTCCCTACTGGGTGGCAGCACATGGATGGACATACCGGCTGCGGGAGGTCGGGGAAGATGGACGGACTAGATCAGTGGGGGTCAATGTTGATAGGTCGGGCGAGGTGGCAGCGACGGGGGGGGCGGGGGGCAGATCCCGGCCAGCACGCGAATCGTTAACAGTAACAACCCCGCACTATCCGTTTGCCCTATATCCCATTCAGGTAACAACCCTACAAAGGCTAGTCAGTGGCATTGACAACGGAAGCGATGTGTTACTGGACAAGTCTCGGGACATGGGCTGTTCGTGGCTAGGAGCCGCTCTAATGGCTTGGTCGCTTCTGTTCACCCCAGAGTCCCAGATGATCGTGGTAAGCCGTGTAGAGGATCTGGTGGACCGTAAGGGTGACCCTAGTACTGTCATGTGGAAGATCCGGTATTTGCTGCAACGGTGCCCTGAGTGGCTGAGTGGTATTGACCCTGCTCGCTTCAGTGAGGGTGGTGACTGCTCACGTCACTTGTCAATCGTGAACCCGATGAACGGTAGTACGATATTCGGGCAAGCGTCCACTGGTCACGTTGGCCGTGGTGGCAGAACCCGCTTCATCGTCTTTGACGAATATGCAGCATTTGAAAAAGCGGAATCGGCTTGGCAATCAGCGGCAGATACGACTGCGTGTCGGATTGCAATCTCGACCCCCCTTGGCCCTCAGACCCACTTCTCCAAACTCCGTATGCAAGGGATGGCTTCAGGCTCGCCGGAGGTCATAACCCTTGGCTACTGGGACCACCCTGAGAAGGGAAGGGGTAGGGAGTGGCGATGCGATAAAGACGGATCGGTAACAGGTACCGTAAATCGCTGGTACTGGTGGTCACCATGGTTTGACCGCGAGGTAGAGCGTCGTGCTGACCCTCTGGACGTAGCCCAGAACATCCTGATTGACCACGTTGGCTCTGGTCAGACGTTCTTCAACAGGCCGGCATTGGGGCAGCACATGCGTGAGCATGGGTTCGATCCACGTCGTTGCGAATGGAACGAGCAGTATCAACGCTGGGAAGACTACACAGACGGAAGATGGTTTGTCTGGGAGGCTGCTGGTAACAAGTCCCTTCCTCACTACGTCATGTTTGCTGACCCATCCTATGGGTTAGGCCGTAACAACTCAGCAGTGGCTGTAGTCAATGTAGACACAGGCAAGTTGGCAGCGATGTTTGTTGACCCTCATGTGACACCTTTTGAGTTGGCTGAGATGATGTCGATGGCTGGTCGTGGTCCGTTCAAGGGTCGCTACGGGTCTGCATTGATTGGCTGGGAGAACAACGGTCCCGGTGGAAGCATGGGTTCTGACCTGTGGCGACTGGAGTACCCGATGCTGTACCGCATGCGTGCTGTTGGTCAAGACCATGACAAGGAAGGTCACACCTTGGGTTGGACATCAACCAGAGCCAGCAAGCGTTTGCTGTTCTCCAACTTCCAACGATCACTGTTGCAAGGTGAGTTCATCTGTCCCTGCAACAAGACTCTGGAAGAAGCCAGCGAGTATGTGCTGACGCGGGATGGCGGCATTGAATCACCGGAGGTTGCAGACCAGTCCACTGGTTCCAAACTTGCCCACGGTGACCGTGTGATTGCGGCTGCTGGTGCAGTCATGTTGATGAATGAATTTCCAGCGTTCCTTGAGGACTCTAGTGAGTTCGCACCGGGGACGTACGGCAACATGCTTGGGTGGGACACATGATTACGGCAGCAGAAAAGTTGAGACAAGTTCTGATACAGGTGGTATCGCGTTATGCGTTAGAGTTCGACATAGATCGGTATACGATCACTGGCGTTCTAGAGGATGTAAAGCAAGACACGATTTGGGCAAATCTACCGGACGAAGAAGATGTCGAAGAAGAAGAAGAGGAATAAGTCCGGTTGGGACTCACTCCACACCCCAGAACGCTTTGAAGGCGTAGTTGGCGACATCCACCCTGAAGATTTGATTGGCTACATCACCAAGGACTATTTACCGCAGTCGCGTATGCGTAACTGGTATCCCAAGTGGGCTGATGACGAAGTAGTCAGCGAAGCATGGATTCACTGCACAAAAGCGAAAAAACAAAAAGTTGCGGGTCGGTGGAAAGTAAAACTCTACTTGGTTCTTCGTAAATCCTGCTGGGTGTCGTATTGGAGGCACCATCATGGCAAGTATGTTCGCAACAAAGAAGGCAAGAAGATTTACATCACGGATATCGACATCCTCACCAAATACTGGAATGACATGCCGGCTGACCTTCGGGAGTTGCTGCGTCCCTGAAAATTGCACCTTGAGGTTAGAGCAAAGGTATGACCCCTTGCTCTATTGCACCCGTCAGTTGTCGCTTCAGGTAGAGGCTTGCTTTCACCATTTCACCGTGAACGACGCGGTCCCTGCTGCAAGTCAAGAGGGCGGATTACTCCGGCGTTGGCTAGGGTCATATCCAACGACTTAGTTCGTTGACCGTGTTCAATGAGGAGGTCCGCCCGCAGCAGGTTGATCTCCAGTGGAGTCACGTCGGTAACCTGCGTACCCAGTCACGATGTAAACTAAGCCATGGCTCAGTCTCTTAGAACACTCATCAGGGATGAAAACCCAGATGCCCAGTTCCTCACTCCGAGTATACTGGATCAAGCGATTGTCGGTTACGGGGGTAGACCGGGAGAGCCAGTAGTCCCCATTTACTGTCGAACAAGAATTCAACACATCTTGGAAGACATTGGTTCAATCGACCCCGAAGCCGTTCACTCGATAGTCATTGGTACATCGGGCCGGGGTCCAATCAATATGCCGATTATTGCGGTACCCAAACCGGAGTGGGATGATGACTCTGACTATTGACATACTTGTCCTGATAGAGGGACTAGCCTTACTGGTTTGCGGCGTTTGGTTCGTCGCAAGAATTACTGCTACATTGGGTCAGTTGACAAACTCGCTCCAGCGTTTGGAACGAATTGTCGAAAGGCTCGATGAAAGACTAGACAATCACGAAGCCCGGATTATTCAGTTGGAGTCCAAGAAATGAAAACCGCACACGTTGCCTCCGGGCAAACCACAGATACCACCAGTTCAGTTCATCTTGTTGATTTTGACAACCAACCTAAGTCTTTGACGGCTGTAGTTATGTTCAAGATCACAGCCACAGCGTTGACTATGGACTTGCAAGGCAGTCCTGATGGAGGCACCACCTTTACGTCACTAGTCAAAAAGAATCAAGGGGATATGACTTCTGGCACCGCTGCATTTACTTTTGCACTAATGCCTCTTCTCCGTGTTGTGACTACAAACGCTAACACCGCTTCCGTAGGCGACGTGTTCGTCGTACACGAATGAGTAAGTGGACCCCATCCAATCAATCTGCGACCCTTTCTGGTTGGTACAAAGCGGACGCGATTACCGGGCTGTCTGACGGTGATGCTGTTGCGTCGTGGGTTGACTCATCTGGTCAAGGTAACACGCTCACACAAAGCACCGCCTCTGCAAAGCCTTCGTATCAAACCAATGAGTTGAACTCGTTGCCGGTCGTGCGGTTCGACAAGGACCATAAAGGCGGCGACAACATGCTGAACGCGGACCTTGGTGGCGACTTTGAACCCGGTACAGGTGACTTCTATATTGCGATGGTTGCGAGTTTTTCATCTGTCGGCACGCAGTTTTTTATGTCGAAGGCCGATAACGGCACTGAAGGTCTGAACGTGTTTCTTTCAACCAACGCAACCACCGATCTAACTTTTAGGCCGCAAACGTCAGGCGGCACAACCAACAATGTTCAGCAGAGTAATGTTGTTAACTCATCTTTTCACACGATTGTCGGACGCAGAGTATCAAGCACATTGGGTTCAGAGTACGACGGTTCGGCGTTCACAACCGATAATGGCTCAAAAGTCAACGATGGTGACATGGACAATAACGCCAACTTTAATATTGGTTCAAGTTCCACGGGTGGACTTGACACGGACATGGATCTTGCCGAAGCCTTTATTGCTGTGGGTACTTTAAATGATAAAGACCTACAGAGGACTAGCGGATACCTCTCACACAAGTACGGTCTTGCCTCTAATCTTCCAGACACTCACTCTTACAAATCCTTTGCCCCCGCTTTTGGCATTGTTGGCAACCATAACAACGATACTCAAGGCGAAATTTCACTCGACATTTCGGGTGACATCGCCTCTGACGGACCAGCAGGGGTGATTTAATGTCCTGCCCGGAGTGCGAGCGTAGACAGAAAGAAGAGAAGAAGTCTCTGGAGGACTGCAACAGCAGTCTGGAGGCACTAAAGGTGAAATGTCACCGTCTGTCGCTTGCTCTTGCTGTGGTGTCTGCGGTGGCTGGAAAAGAAGCCCTCGATATGGCTTTCAGCCTGTCAGACAAAGTCGCAGCAATCATTGAGGATCAAGGGGGTTCCGGGGCCGGAGTTCTGGCTCTCGATGTCGTTGTGGAAGACCCTAGAAGCCTCGACACTATTGAGTCCGTCCCGAAATTTGAGCAGGTTGATGATCTTTTCCTTGGAATAGATGGCGACATATTGTCCATCAACAGTCTTAGCCAGCCCCAAGTAAGCGTCATCGAGGTCTTTGAAGAGGTACATCCCTTCAGTTTCACTGGCTCCCGGTTCATCGACGTAACTAAATCGTTGCATAGCGATCATGTTAACGCTCCTTTGTATACAGAGTTTAGCGTGATACCTACACCTACATCGCTACCGCTGCTTGGATTACTTGCAATTAGAGGTTCCCGTGCCCGCTCGTCGTAATTACAAGAAGGAATACAAACGTGACCATTCGTCGCCGGCTGCAAAACGCAATCGAGCGGCCCGAAACACCGCAAGACGGCGTTTAGGACTCAAAAAAGGCGATAAACGTGAGGTTGACCATCGCCGGCCATTGTCCAAAGGCGGTACAAACAAGCGATCTAACTTGCGAGTCGTAAGTCGGACCCAGAATCGGAGAAAAGGTCGTGCCTAAGAAAGATGCCTGCTACCACAAAGTGAAGCGAACAGCCAAAGTTTGGCCTTCTGCCTACGCCTCTGGGCGACTTGTGCAGTGCCGAAAGAAAGGTGCAGCCAACTATGGCAAAAAGAAAAAGCGGAAGTAGTGATAACCTTCGTACATGGTTCAATCGGAACAAGGGAACCGGCTGGGTTGATTGCAAAACCGGCAAAAAGTGTGGTCGTAGCGGTAAAAAGGACAAGGGACGACCTTATCCGTACTGCCGACCAACAAAGGCTCAGTGCAAATCAAGCGGAGCAAAGTCTGCCGCCAAACGTAAGACGGGTCCAGCCCGCGTGTCCGTCAAGAGAAGGAAAAAGTGATGAAAGCACCGAAGAAGTTTAAAAAGCACATGATGTATCCAAAGTCTGGCCGTGGTCGTATGGCAAATACCCACGCAGAGCATTTGGCTTTGAAGAAAAAAGGTTACGGACATACAAAGCCAGCAGCAAAGTCGGCTAAGAAAAGGAAAGCGTAATGGCTAAACAAGAAAAAATGCCCAAAGATGTCTTGCAAAAGTTCAAGAAGAGAAAAGTTGCATCAGGCAAAATGATGAAAACCAAAACAAAGAAGCCCGCTAAAAAAACCACAGTCGGTGATGTTCGTCGTTCCGCACTGAAAAAGAAACTAGCGGCCCTGAAGAAGAAGAAGAAGAAGTGAAACAAGGTAAGTGCCGTGCTAGGTACAACAAAATGATGAAGACCACTGGCAAAAAAACGCCGGCAAAAAGAGGACTTCGACGTGGCAGCCGCAAGAAAGCGTAAGCAAGTATCCCTATCCGTCAAACGTGGTGAAAAAAGACCTGCCAGCCGTGGTGCAGGTCTTACTGCGAAGGGTAGAGCCAAGTACAACCGTGCTACAGGGTCCAAATTGAAGGCTCCGCAGCCCGGAGGGGGCAAACGGAAGAAGTCTTACTGCGCAAGGTCTGCTGGTCAGATGAAAATGCACGGTATCAACTGCTCCAAAACACCAAAAAAGCGTATTTGTGCGGCTCGCAAGCGTTGGAATTGCGGCGGCAAGACCAAGAAAGCCTAAATGTCCCTTCAGCGTGCCTACATCACGATATTACTGCTTGTAAGCGGATGTCAAACCCAAGGGGGCTTCAAACTCCCTTTCGATCTGCCGGCGGCTACACCGCCGAACCCTCAGAACGCCCTAATACTGGACAGTCTCAGTCCGTTTCGGTGGGCGGGGGCACTGTGCATGCTCTCGGGGGCACTTCTGCTGTTCATATCGCAGGGCAGCAAGGGTTGGATACCTCTTTTGACCGGAGCAGGGCTAGTTCTGTTGAATACTCTGCTCGCACATACACTCAGCAACACCTACACGATCTGGTTGATCGTGGGTACAGTATTAGTGGCCCTGTTGATACTGGGTCTAGACCTTCAGGAGTTCAAGAAATGTCTTCGTTACCGTTCTCTGACGCGATTGCGTCAACACTCGTCATCCTCTGTTCTTTCCTCGCTGGTGCGTGGATCGGACGAACAGTCCTCGCCTTCCTCAGAAGCCTGATTTTGGGCAAAATTGGAGTCTGCTCCGATTGCCCCAAAGTCCTTGATGGCGAGGCTAAGGATTCTTGAGGCAACTGCCGATACTGTCGCTGGTGGCAGTATGGGGTTGTTCTTTTCAGCAAGCGTTCGCAAGCGTCTGTAGTCTTCAATATCAATTCTGACGCAGACTGAGGCTTTGCCTGATCGAGTGCGTACGCCATCATTGGTGGTCGCGGTATATTTATCTGTGGTCATCGTAATAGCATAACTAGCCAGCCCGATGTAGGGGCGAAAGGGGCACACAATGCAACATTCCAACAGAAAAAAAATGACAGGCAAAATGGGCAAACCCGCAGCCGGCAAAGCACGCAAGGCCAAGCCAGCAATGAAGAAAAAGAAGACGGTTCGCCGTCGCATGGGCGGTTATTGAAAACCAATGTCTGACGTAAAGCCCTCAAGAGATCAACAGGGACGGTTTGTCCCCGGCGTGAGCGGCAACCCCTCTGGTAGATCCAAAGGGGCTGTCGGCCTCATGTCCCGTTTACGGTCAGTTCTGTCTGAAGAAGTAGCGGATGGTGTGACTCGTGCCGACGAAATGGTGGCTTTGATACATCAGGCTATTAAAGAAGACCCAGTTAAAGCGTGGCCTATTCTCAAGGACTTTGTTGCACGGGACGAGGGTCCAGTGGAGCAGGTTCACAAACTGCAAGTAGCCCAAGAGGAGCAGCGGCAGGCGGATCAAGAGGTCGATATTGCCCTTGAAGCGTACTTGCAGCGTCAGATGATTAATGATTGATAAGAGTGCAGACAATCTATTTCTGGAAGTAGAGAACGCAATCGACTTCCGCAACCGCCACATGGTCTCAATGAAGGACATGATTAAGCGGTACGCGGGCACGGATTACGATCACTCTTACCAACACGAAGTACGTCCCGATGTGGACAACCACGCTTACGAATACATCTCTTTGGTCCTTCCAAAGATCGTGTATGACAACCCTGCCGTCAAGATCGACAGCCGCCGGCCAGCCTTGCAGGGCGAGACTGTGGCAAAGATCCAGTTGGCAATGAATCGATGGATCAGCGATACCCAGTTTAGAGAGACATTGCACCGTTCCGCCATGGACATGATGTTCGGGTGGGGTGTTTTGATGACTGTAAGTGAACCTGTTCCGGGTCAGCGGCCCGCAGACGAGGCTATAAAGAGCCTGCCACGGGTCTATCGGATTGCTCCAGAGCATTTCTTTATGGACCCCAAGGCTGGTCACTGGACTGAATCACGATTTATGGGTCACTCGTACTCCATGATGCGTGAAGAGTTGATTGATGCAGCCGAGGGTGATGACACCTACGACATGGAGGCCATTCAGGATCTCGCTGAGAACGCGGGCATGAATGACTACGAGGGGAAAAGCAGTTATCGAGAAGGCAGTAAGTACCGTGACGAGGTCGCCATTTACGAAATCTGGTGTCCAAATACTGGGTCCGATGCCGAAAGTGATGGGAAGCACCACGGCATGCTCTACACGCTTGCTGTTGCTGGTCCCACGTCCGATGAGGATGACCCCTATGTCGGATACATCCGAAAACCCCAGCCCTACTACGGACCACGCACTGGCCCTTACACCCTTCTCGGTGTTTACACTGTTCCCGGCGACCCGTACCCCCTCAGTCCCCTGACTGCCACCAACCAACTGACCCAAGAGATCAACGGATCGCTTCGGCAACTGGTGAGTAATGGGCAGTCTTATAAGCGAATCTATCTGGTAGACGCAAAGAACAAGAAGTTGGCAACTGACATCAAAGAGATGCCAGACCGCTTTGTCATCCCAGTCGAAGGTTTGGATACGCAACGTGTTATGCCGATGGAGTTGGGTGGGATTACTGCCCAGCACGTTCAATACCAGAACCTGCTAACAGATAAACTGGATAGACAGTCGGGCATCAACGATGCCCAGCGTGGTAACCTTTCCGGTGATGCGACAGCAACAGCAGTTGCGGTGGCAGAATCGGGTGCGACCGTTCGTCTGGCCCACATACAGCGTCAATTCTCAGAAGGTGTGAAGGATTCATTGCACACAGTGCTTTGGTACCTGTTCCACGACAACACGATTGTCTTGCCGCTTGGCCGAGAAGCCATGATGGAGTTGGGTGAGATTGACCCCATCTTTACTGGTGGAGATGTTGACGGGGATTACGACGATCTCTTGATGACGATTGACCCGTACTCAATGGAACGCACCTCTGAGGTGGTTCTTCAGCGACGGGCCATTGAAGTTGTCCAACTGATCGGCAATATCGCCCCATTGTTTGCTCAAGCCCCGTGGGTGGATTGGCCCACCGTGATGGGAATGCTGGGTCAAACCATGAATATCCCAAGCCTCGGGTCGATTATTGACCTTGAAAAGGCTGCCGCAGCCATGCAGCAAGGTATGATTGGCCCTGCTGGCAGCGGTGGTGGTGGCGTATCACAACTCAGTCCCAGCGAAAATCCAGTGGGCGGGCAATCCGGCAATGACCAGCAGATTGCAGCCGCCCTAAAAAGCGTAGTGGCTAGGACCGGAGCATGATTTACCTGTTTAAGACCAAAGAAGGTGCCGAAATCGAGTTGGACTTTCCGATGGGGACAGCCCCAAAGATTGGCGACTGGATTGTTCGCAACAGTGTCGAGATGCAGCGGGTCGCGTCGTTCCAGTTGGACGAAGCCGGCATCGCTCGCAAGGTTCACCAGTACCCGTACACGTCCTCGACCCTGCCAAGAAATCTAGACGGCTGTGACCTTAACAAGCAAGGCAAGCCAATTATCACATCTCAAAATCATGAGAAAGAGATCATGTCTAGGCACGGCTACACAAAAGAGTAAATGGTACGATGTAGTCCATGGAAATGGACAACAAAACCGTTGAACCCGTATCTGAGTCCACTGTATCTGAGGAGGCTACTTCTCAAGCGGTAGAGACATCGAACCCGACCGAGTCGGACGATGCTGTTCTTGACCGTTTGGTAAGTACCGAGCCGGTTGCAGCGGAAGTCTCTACAGAGGAGCCGCCAGCCCCAGTGGTTGACAGCGAGGCTGTGGAGAAAGCCGTTAGTGTTTTGAAACGTGATGGCGTTCCAGATTCAGTTATCGCAGAGATGAAGGAATCTGACGTGCAAGGGCTTACCGAGTGGGCCGACAATGCTGCCAAGAGGCAAGCGGAAGTCGATTCATTTGGATCTAGGCTCAAGGCTTTGGAAGAAGGCAAAGAGGAACCGAAGGAAGAGTCTGTTATAGATGACTCCGCAGAAGACCCCTTTCTTTCTGTTGAAGCAAAGTACGGAGAAGACGCTGCCAAGCCACTGCGTGAAATGGCCGAGCAAATGCAAAGCCAGATGTCGCAGGTTCAAAACATGGCAATCCAATCGGAATTGTCTCGTGCTGAAAACAACATGCAGGCCGTGTGGTCTGATAAACAGTTGGAGCGAGACAAAATTACTAACTCAATGCAAGCCCTAGCCGAACAGCATCCGGGCCGCTTTGAATCGGTTGAACAGATGATGTTTGTGGCGTGTTGCGATTTGTATGGTGAACCTGACTTGTCCAAAATGAAACAGGACAAAGTACAGCAGCCAGTCAAAGCACAGCCGTCACCAATCCGTACTTCTGCCGCCAAGCCAACGCCTAAAAAGGCAATGTCTACGGCACAGAAGGAGGATGCCATCCTCGACGCAATCATGGGCGGCAAGAGTCCTGAAGAGGCAAAGGCTATGTACTCCTAAAAAAAGGGATTTGACTTATGGCTTCGCCAGTCCAAACCTTCGTTGACTTCATGAACTCAACCGGGCCGTCGTATATGACTTCGGCTCAGGATGTCGTGAATGAAGCAGTGAAGAACACTTACGTCTTCTCTCGTCTTCTCAAAGACAAAGCAGATGACAAAACCATTCAAGGCGGCACCGAGATTCGTGATGTCGTCATGTTCGACGAAAACTCCACCTACCAGCACTACCAGCCAAACGAAGTGTTCTCTTGGTCCAACCCACAAGTGACCGACACGATCACCCAGCACTGGCGGTTCTCTATTGACCACCTGTCATTCACTGACTCTGAAGTCGAATTGAACTTCGGTGAAGGTCTGTCTGGCGAAGGTCAAAAGGGTGTCTACAAGCGTCTGAAGCGAATCAAAGAACAGCGAATGATGACCTCCATGCTCAACGGTATGGAAACTGACTTGTTCCGACCAACCTTCGGCAACGCTACTGAAATGGAAGGGGCCAACGGCAAGTTGCCTTCATCCATTCCTTCGTTCATTACAGAAAAGTGCGTTGATGCCACTTCTGTTACTGGTCGCTTCCGTGGCGGTCGGCCTCTTGGTTACACCGGAAATGTGATGGGCGTTGACCCAACCACTGAGTTGCGTTGGACCAACGAGGTTGTCTTCTACAACAAGAGTGCTGCAGTTAACTCAGGTGTCCAATCAAAGGCCGCAGGGTTCTCGGGTCACTACAACGCTTCTGCGTTGGCTGATGGTTCCACAAGTATCTTCGACTTGTTCGGAGCGTTTGATGAGATGTTCTTGCGTTTGCAATACGTCCCGCCAAGCACCCAAGCACAGTATTTTGAGGATAACAACCTGAACCGACAGATCATTCTTTGCTCACGCGAAGGTATTAACCAGTACAAGCGATTGCTTCGTGCTTCTAATGACACTTTGATCTCGGCTCAAGACCCTCAGTACAACTCTCCTACCTATTCCGGTATTGAGTTGATGTACTGCTCTGAACTCGACACTGCCAAGATTTACGACGCAGATGTTGGAGCCAGCGTGGCCGACACGAATGCCGGCCAGAAGGGTGCAACCCCCGATGGTGCAGATGCTGAAACAGCAGATGACACGGTTAACAAGGGTGCCCGTTACTACTTTGTTAACTTTAACTACCTCCACGGCTTCTTCCACGCCAACCGCTACATGGTCAAGCATGAAGTGATGCGTCACCCGAATCAGCCATTCACCTATGTCCAGCCTACCGACACTTGGTACAACCTCTTCTGTGGTTCTCGCCAACGTCAAGGTATCGTGGCTCCAGTCGCAATTGCGTAAGGAAACATACAAATGAGTTTTAAACTTACTCCTATTGCTCCACCACGGGGCGTTCAATTCGACCAGTACGTTGTTACTTTGAAAAACGGCACCGCCGGCACCGTAACCAAGGGTGAGGTTGTTGTCCTCGACTTTGCAAACGCTGCGGCAACCGACAACGACACCGATGCTGGTCTCACTTCTGGCTTTGTAAATTTTGCTGACATCAGTGCAACTGAAGCAAACAACTCTGCCGGAATCTACGGGATTCTTCTTGAAGACATCACCTCTGGTAATCTTGGCAAGGTTTGCTTGTCCGGGGTTGTAGATGCCGTTCTTGACGGCGATACAGTCAACGTCACCAAAGGTATGGGTCTAACAATGGACCTTATCAGCAACGTCGGTTGTTTGATTGCCTCTAGTGCTGATGCGGATAACGCATTGGTTGGCCTTAGTATGGTCGCCAAGACCGATGCCGGGGCTGCCGGATCATTGTTCCCTGTCCTCTTCAACGGGTTCGCAATCAACCGAGCCTGATTTACTCTCTCTCACCGGGGGGGCGAAAGCCCCCTCGTTGATTTCTTATGCAACTGAAGAACCTCAAAGAACAGGTTCGCTTGGCTATTGGTGGCGACCCTTCCTTCGACAGCACGCACGGGGTTTCCGCAGACCAGCGAATTATTGACATCATCAACGACGCAGGTCGTTATCTATTCTCACGCCGTTGGCGGTTCCGCGAGAAGCATGATGCTGTGGTGCAGGCTACGGCTGACGCTTCTGTGCTTGATTTGCCAGATGACTTTGATACGTTGATTTCAGTCCGCATGTCGGATGAACTTAACAACACAGTCGATCTGACAACTCCTGATCGTCTCAACCTCTACCGCCGGTCAACGGTGGGCAGCAACAACGCTTACTACGTTGCGGTCTACCACTACCCCGGATCGGTGAATGGACAAAGTGCCCCCAAATGGCAACTCCAAATCTACCCAACCGTGACATCCGCAGACACGGACTTCATCCGAATTACTTATCTCTACTCCTTCCCGACGTACACAACCTCGTCGGGGGACACGTCGGTCATCGATGTCCCGACGTGGTGCGAGTCCCTTCTGACGGCGTACTGCCGGGCATTTGCTCAAGGCTACGAAGACGAGGGTCTGAACCAAAGGCTCGCAGAGATTGACGTAGGCCCGCTCTACATGCGGGTGGCCGAGCAGGATGGCCTGTTGCAGATGGACTACGGGGCTTTGCTTCCGCAGTACCAATACAGTGGCTTCTCCTCACAGGCCGGCGGGTACACCGTGTCCGGTCAAGCCCCAGCAGATCCAGCAGGGCAAGCGATTACTTGGAAGGGTTCCTACTCCGCCAGTAATTCTTACAGCAAGCACTCGTTGGTCAAACACAACAACAACGTGTATATCGCTACAGGTGATGTGTCAACCAGCGTCGTTCCGCCCACCTCACCGTGGGATCTCTTTGTGACAGGTGGCTCCTAATGGCATCAAGAATTCAAGTACGTCGTGGCACCGAGAATGACTGGTCAGGCATTGCTACATCAGTTGTCTTGGCAGCAGGTGAGCCAGCAGTTGCGACCGGCAACTCTAAGGGGCCGATTCTTTACTTTGGTGACGGGTCTTCGACGTTCTCCGCTCTGAAGGCACAGGTTGCATCGTTTACCCCTCAATCAGGAAGTGGCACTCGTAACGGTCATATCACCGCAGAAAACGATGACTACACCTTTGCCATGTTGGAGTCAGGTGACGCACGATCTGGCGACACCTACGGCATGGGCAATGGATCTACCCTGCACGTCAAAGACGGTGCCACCATGACGTTTGGGGCAGACGGTTCAGGCACGGCTACAACCGTCACGGTTCACGACAACGTCACCACTGACTTCAGAAACATCCCGTCCTTCTACGATGGCATGAACATTTTTGTCGGCGTTCACAGTGGCACCAGCAGTGCAGACGGCACAGTTACCATTAGCCGAAGCAGCAGTGAAGTTGTCAAGGTAGATGACTACGGCAACATTGTTCTTACGCCGAGCAACGACAGCAGCACTGCGGACACCAATGTGACGCTGACGATGAGCGACAACGCGGACACTGCGTTGGACATTAAGAAGCCCGGCGGCTCAACAACAATCCTCAAAGTTGAAGACGATTCAGTCCGAAGCGTTGAGAAACTTATTTTGGGGTCAACCCCAGACCATGCGATTCCTACTTCGTTTGCAGTAATACGTTCAGGAACAACGCCTAACAACACGGACTCAGGTGCCCACTCCAACCAGTTGGACGCAAATCACATCAAACTGCATGTTCAAGGCGATGCAGTCGGCAATCAGCGTGGACAACTCAAACTTGTAGGCAACCAGAGTGTTACTTCTTCGATGAAGGCTTTGGTGGTTGCTAAAAATAGTGTGGCGGATGCAGGCTTCAATGTCGATTACACCGGCGATGCCGAGATGTACGACGCTGCTGTTACGCAGACTGGTCGTACTCTGCAAGACGATTCGCTTGTCCGTAAAGATGAGTTGCTGGTGACTGTTTTGTCCCAAATCAGTGGGGTGGCTTCAACAGATAGCATTGGTAACAGTGATTCTGACTACCCAATCGGCGGGGTCCGTGCGGTTGTATGTAAATCAAATGTGTCTGGAACATCTTTTACTGTCAGTTTCGACGATTTGGGTATTGATGGCGACAGCAACAAGAGCCTTGTAAATGCTCCTTCTGGAACATATTTGGTTTGTTGCTGGGGAACAACATCGAGCAGTGACAACGAAAGAGTTACAGACGCTGAATGTGTTAGGGTGACCCATACCAACTCAGGATCGGGTAGTGATACGACTTGCTTTACGCTCACCGGCATCGGTGAATCTGTCTGGGGTTATGTGATTAGGCTGTCCTAAACATGAAGATGGACATGACCCCCATCCCGGCACCCATCAAGGGCTTCCAAGAGAAGCGAGCCTTGGCGGAACCCGACCCGCAGTACACCCCGGACTGCTTGAACGTCGTTCCGTTTGATC